CATGCGCGAATTTGCTCGTGAAACTCAAGGAAATATCTTCGAAGAAGTTGTGGGGGAAAATTATAGTGGGAAACATTCTTGGAAAGGTGCACAAGCGATCGCCGATAAGCAGCTCCAACAGAAAGCTGATAATGCATATGACGTATATGTTCCACATCCATCTGTTCCCGGAACAACTACGATGCTCAAGTCCCATAAGAATTTAGGCGCAGCAAAGGATACGGTGCGTGATTATCTTAAAGTTCATCCAGATCATCAAGGAAAAACCGCTATCTTTAGTTCTAGAGGAAAACATGTTCTAGATACAAAGACCAATAGATGGGCATTACTGAAAGAAGGAAGTGAACATGAGTCGTCTTCTGAAAAAGTGTATTATCACGAACCATTAAAAGGTTCGAAAAGTCGAAGGAAGCATATAGGAACATTGTATTATCATGGAAAAAATGAGCATGGCCATCATGTATATGAAGGTGAATTAAATAAAACTGGGATGTCATGGGAAACATCTGATCCGGATAAAAATACTGCCAGAGAAGATATGAAAGAATTGCTTCATACAGAACATCAAGCATCATTAAGTGAAAGTAAAATACTCATGGAATCTAAGTTTACAGGAAGATTGGGAAATTCAAGATATACACAGCAACTCGATCATCTCGGCGAAAAACTTGATCATCTCTATAATCAATCTGGAGCCGGTGCTGTTAAAAATCATCTCTTGAATCTCAATCCAAAATTTAAGCGCCATCTGCACGCACTATCATTATTCAATATGGGACAATCAGTTAAAGAAGGCATTCATCCAGTCGCCAAAATTATTGATCGTCATTTAAAAAAGTCTTGACAACCAAATAATTAAACGCGATAATAGGATATGGAATTACTTACTCAAGAAATCTTCAATGATCTAGTTCAGGAGGCAATGGCTGAAAAAAATATATCAGCGATCGATGCGATTATAGATATATGCCAAAAGAAAGAACTAGATCTTGAATGTGTTCCTGATCTATTAGATGCTAAGCTCAAGAAAGTCATTGCATCGGAAGCGCATAAATTACATATGTTAAAGAAAAAGAAGAAAAGGAAAGAAGTATGCTCAGACTTGTTAAACTAAAGAAAGTTGTTGATACGGATGCGGTTATAACCATCCAAGGATACATCGACGAAGAACTGGCTCAAATGAATCGATTGGTTACGATTAAGAAAGATGATTCGGTCGATGATTATATTGTAATTTCTATCAACGATCTTCTCAGAAATGATGTTCTCGAAGTTGTTCGGGAAGATGAAGTTTCAAAAGAAGAAACTCCTAAAGCACAAGTTGCCACAAAGAAAGTACGCACCAAGAAAGAAAACTAATGCAGACATTTTTACCTTATGGAACTTTCGTGAGATCTGCACAAGTATTAGACATGAGACGTCTCGGTAAGCAGCGCGTAGAATGTAAACAAATCTACAATGCTCTTACCGGCGTCTCCACCGGATGGGCGAATCATCCAGCAACCAAGATGTGGCGAGGATATGAAGCGGCGCTTTGTATGTATGCTCTCAACATTTGCAATGAATGGAGAAAGCGTGGATATAAAGATTCCCTTCTTCCGTTCTTCGAAGAACGCCTTGAACTTCATCCATATAACTATCCACACTTTTTAGGAGATGCTGCATTTCATGCATCACATCGTTCAAATCTTCTAAGAAAAGCACCTGATTACTATCGTCAATTTTGGCCCAATGAACCTGATAATTTGGAGTATGTATGGCCATTGAAGGAACCAGAGCTTACACAACATTCGTAGCTCTCAGATTACATTTTACCACAGATTTCGACTATATCAAATACAATGGTAAGGCTCGTTCAATTTCAGATGAAAAGTTACAGTCACGGAAGGATTATGATCATTTCCGGAGAATTGAACGTAGATATGGAGATCATCTCCAAGACTTCATTGTCGCCAATCTCGTTAATGAACATACGGCATGGATCAATGATCTAGTTAAGCCACGCGCCGATGTGGTCTTTAATACATGGAAGAAGAACATAGAAAACATCGTTCCTAATGTCGAGGAAGATCTGAAAGGATTAGATCAACATATGTTTTCTGCCGGGAAGGAAACACATCCCCCTCTTCTTAAAAAATATCTGGCCAAGAAGATAAAACCAGAAACAATGATTGCTTTAGATTATGCCTTTAGCTATATTAAGAATTGGGATCGACATTTAGATGATCCCATTATATGGCCCGAACATTCTATGTTCTTACGGAAATATAAACCGTTTGTTATTATGAATTCAGAAGCCGTAGAAAAAGTTGCGACGATCGCAGAAAATAGATGAAGTTGCGTTATATATAATTATGCACATAAGTGCATATAACGTAATAATTCGAACAAAACGAAATAGGAGAAAAATATGTCAAATTCATTTGCAGATATGAAACGTAATCGCGGCCAAGCTCTCGAAAAGCTCAATCAAGAGGCTGCCAAACTTAAGAATTCTTCTCGTAAAGAAGACGAACGTTTCTGGAAACCCACAATTGGAAAAGATGGTAACGGATACGCCGTTATTAGATTTCTCCCTGCGCCACAGGGTGAAGATGTTGCTTGGGTTAGAATTTTCCATCATGGCTTTCAAGGTCCTGGTGGATGGTATATCGAAAATTCACTCACAACTATTGGTCAGAGCGATCCAGTCGGAGAAATGAATTCTAAACTTTGGAATTCAACGAAAGATGATGAATCGCCTGCACGGAAGCAAGCTCGTAATCAAAAACGCAAGCTGAATTACATCTCAAACATTCAAGTTATCAAAGATCCAGCTAATCCAGAAAACGAAGGGAAAGTTTTTCTCTATAAGTATGGCGCTAAAATCTTCGATAAGCTTAATGCGAAGATGAATCCTCCTGCGGAATATGTGGATGTTGAAGCAATTAATCCATTTGATCTGTGGAATGGTTGTAATTTCCGTATTAAGATCCGTTCAATCAAGGGTGCAGACGGAAAGACTTATCCGAACTATGATAACTCAGAGTTTGATTCGCCTTCTGCTGTAGCAACCAATGATGAGGATATCGAAAAGATCTGGAAGCAAGAATATTCACTCCAGCAATTTATTGCTCCCGATCAGTTCAAGACTCGTGAAGAACTTCTACAAAGACTAAACACCGTTCTTCAATTGAATACAACTAAGAAGAATGAAGAAAATCTAGAACGCGATATGATGCCAGATGTTGACATCGAAGGTAACACAAATCGAGTTCCAGATGAAGATGAAAATTATTTTAGTCAGTTCGCCGACGACTAAGATATCTAGAAAGAGGGACTTTCGTCCCTCTTTTTAATATGCTCCATATTGATTCAGGGACGATAGACTAGCCAGAGAAGAATTCGTATTCCGTGGATTTAATGCAACATGTTCCGGAGGAGCCTTTGTGCGCCTAGATCTATTCACAGTTGTAGAATTTGAATTATTCAAATATGTCGAAGATGTATTGTTTTGACTCTGAGAAGGATTCAGATTTCTAGAAGGTCCTGGAGTAATTTCTCTGTGTGAATTCTGAACCATTTCTATGGCTTGTCGTTCTTCCTGATCGAATCGTCTCATAACAGAATTTCGAACTTGAGCAGTAGAGCTTCCAAATTGGGTTCTTCTGATCCTATAGATCTGATGAACTAGATCTTCATTTGTTATATTCGTTCTATATGCTCTATTGAAAATAGTTCCAGCTGCTTCTGCTCCATGTTGAACGGCCGTGGACCAAAGAACCTGTTGAAGGCCTTCATTACCATCGATCCGCGCTCGAAGATTTGAATTGAGTCGGTTATATGCAGGATCATAATGCGTCGCCTTAATGAAATCATGCTCGAGATTTCCCAGAGCACCCTCACGCGCGAGGGCGCGCCATTCCTGTGCAAATCTACCATTTCTTCCTGAATTTGCCGGTCCAGCATTTCTCAACCGACGATAAACTTCGGGATTACGTTCCCGTGCATATTCTAAGAATGAATCCATCGTAGATCTACCAGAACGAGTAGATGATGCGATCTGATATTTTCCAAAACTCGTTCCTCCCGTAGAGTCATATCCAATTGCGTCTGATCCACGAGTGCCAGATTCATATCGCGAGGATAGAGAACCCAAACCAGAGGATGCGGGTGGAATTATATCCGAAGAAGATCTCTCAGAATTAGATGTAGATGGAGAATCTTCCGAACGATCACCAAATAAATTGCGAAGTCGATCGAGGACTGTACGATTAGCCTCTCTTACATCACTTTCTAATTCACGTTCATTGAGTTCGCGTTGTTCCAATTCTGGTTCATAGGAACCAAGCTCATCGCGAGCTAGTTCGGTTTCCAATACGGTGTTTTGAAATTCAGGAGATTCAGCAGGATCTTCATCTTGTCTGCGTTCCAGAATCCCCAATGAACGAAGAAGATCTCCAATGGGTCCAATAGCAGCTGCACCCAAGGCGCCGGCGGCGAGAG